CCCAGTAACGGTGAAAGGGCATTGAATGATACTGGAAATATTATTGTATTTGCTGGAAACGATGCTCCTAGTAATAATGCAGCACGATCAAGCGCATACACCTCTATTTGGACATGGAATAACTACAGTGGTACATGGTTACAGCAAAGCAAAACAACTATTACTTTAGGTAACATTGGTTCACCGATATCGTTGACGTTCTGTATTTCATCAGATGGGTCTACTCTGGCTATTGGAACTCCTAATGACGCGTCCGATACTGGCGCAACTTATATAGTTAGATAGCCTCAGCATCTAAAATTATCTCAGTAACAGTAATTTGGACATCTCCGGGCAACGATTCAAGTCTTAATTTTAATGTATTGATATCGTTTATACCTACCTAATGCCGATATATTTCCAATCTTGCATAAATATTACTAACAAACACATCAAACGCCCTAGGGGATATGGAACCGCAGGCTGTAAAAATAGTGTAAAAATTATTATTGCGGAGCTAAACCCATGTCAGTTTTAACCAGAATTAAGAATAATCAGATCACTGATTCTACCATCCTTGCTAATACCAAGATAGTAGCAGGATCTATTGTAGGTAGCTTATTTAATGCTAACCTAACAATGACGTCAGACGTTACTATTACTGGTAACTTGACTGTACAAGGTTCTAGTACATACCTAACAGTTGCATCTACCAACACCTACGTCAATGACCCATTGATCGTATTAAACAATGCGTTTGCAGGTACAAATACCTACGACATTGGTTTAATCATTAATCGTGGTAGCCTAACTGACGTAGCTTGGATTTGGAACGAATCCAATGACAGATTTGAAGCTACTTTCACTTCAGAAAGTGGTACTACATATGGTACTATCAACAACAGTGGTTATGCCAGTGTTAAAGTTGGTAACATCGCAGTTAATACCCTAACAAACACACGTGTAACATTTGTTGATTCTAACAGCAACATAGTAGACAGCTCGGCATTTACCTATACAGCTAACATTTTAACTGTAAACAATTTTGAATTCAATGATGCTAACAACACTATCACTCTTTCCGCAAGTGGTGCTGGTGGCAATATTAAAATTGCCAGCCCAGGTGGTCTAGTAGACTTTAACGATAATATTTTAGGTAATATTGCTGATCCAGTTAATAACGGTGATGCAGTTAGCCTAAGTTATTTAAATAGCCAAATTAGCAGTGGCGTAACTAATCTACAATTAGATGACACTGACATAACTATCACAGATGATGGAATCGCAACTGGTCTTATCACAGCTAATATCGATGGCACACAAATACTTTCAGCCACAGCCAATAGCACAGCATTCTACGGCAATAGCAGTTCTGCAAAATTATATGTTGATAGGCTTAATTCAAACGTTGGTGTAAATTCTACTCTATACGTAGGTAATAACCTAACAGTGGCTGCAGGTGCTGTTGCTTATTTCTTAGGTACAACAGATTCAACAAGTGTTGCCAGCGGTGCAGTACAAATTACTGGTGGATTAAGCGTAGGCGCTAACGTACATATTGGCAAAGACCTACATGTATTGGGTAACCTTGTTATTCGTGGTAATACTACATCGGTTGCAGCTAATAACTTATCAGTAACTGACTCAATTATTGAACTGCACGTTGCTGCAGGCGGCGGTAATTTAACAGTAGATGATGGGCGTGATATTGGTGTACGATTCAACTATTATAAAGCTTCAAATGACAATGCTTTCTTAGGCTGGGACAACACCACAGGATACCTAGAATGGTATGCTAGCGGTGTAAGTGAATCAGCAAACGTTACTATTACTGGCGAATACGGTACATTTAAAACAGGTAACATCACTCTAGTAAGCACAACTCAATCAGGCAACGTTAACAGCGGTGCACTACAAGTTGATGGTGGTGCAGGTATCAATGGTAACTTATATGTTGGTGGTAACGTTAGATTTACCAGCACACAACCCACTACATCATACAACACAGGTGCTTTAGTAGTAAGTGGCGGTGTAGGCATTGACGGTAACGTCTTTACAAAATCTGGTAAGCAATTTGTAATTGGTGAAGAACTAATAGCTTCAACAATTAGAGGCAATCTAGTAACCTATTCACCAGCGCACTTTTTAGTAGATCATAATGCCAACAGTCGTATAGTTGTTCAAAACATCAACAGCGGCGCTAATGCAAGTATTGGTGTGGCATTTGTAGCTGACAACGGCAGCGAAGACAATCATTTCTTAGATATAGGTATTAATGGTAGCACCCGCAATGACGATATGCTTGGACCAAATGATGCATTCATACACGTTGCTGGTGGTAACCTAATGCTAGGTTCATTGAGCCCAGAACAATACATTCACTTCCATATTGGTTCAATGGCCAATGCATCAAGTATGGTGCAGGAATTAACACCAAATGGTGTGATGATTATGAAAGACACTATTTCTACGGATCACCATACAGGTGCATTGGTAGTAGAAGGTGGTGTTGGTATTGTTGCTAATTTAAATATTGGTGATGGCGCAACAATTAACTCACACAAATCACGCCAACCATTTAGAGTATATGGTAATATTGCTACATCATTAATTTATGCAGATAGCATATATGACCATGTGGTTATCGGTGGTAGTAACGTAACAATTCAACCTGGTGCAACACTAAAAGTTAACAGCACATCATCAATGATGGTTCCGGTTGGTGGTACATCTGACAGACCAAGTAATACTGGTAATGTTGACGTAGCAGGTATGTTGCGTTATAACACTTCAACTACTAACCTAGAATACTACACAGGTGCTGAATGGAAAATTGCAAGTAATGATACAAACTTTACTATTATTACTAGCGAACAGTTCAATGGTAATGATTCTAATGTAAGTTTTACTTTAGGTAATGCTACTACAACCAATGGTTGTGTGGTAAGTATCAACGGTATTCTGCAGATACCAAGCACAGCATATAGTATTGCAGGCAATGTACTAACATTCACAGAAGCTCCAGCTACAGGCGACGTTGTTGATGTTAGAGTATTGACAGTAACATCAGCAGTTGGTGAGCTACAAAGTCCAAATGGATACAACACTGTTTCTCCAAATAATACTGATGGTGTTAGATTCTTCAGTGGTACAACCAGTGGTAATAAGACCCTGAGAGCTACATACGGCCCAGCTGGTATGTTCAATCTAGTAAATGGTACTAAGACCAGCTATGATCAAACAGCAACAAATATTGCGTCATCGGCTGCAGCAGTAATAATTGATGAATTCTCTACATCAAGCTATTCTACTGCCAAGTATATTATTCAAACCAAGAACGGTGCTAATAAACTTGAAAGCATGGAAGCATTGGTGGTAGCGGAAGACGGTAATGCCAGTGTAGTAACATATGGTATTGTTAACAGTCACGGTGCTGCTATGGGTACACTAAGTGCCAACGTAGTAAGTGGAAACTGTCGCTTATACTACACAAGTACTAGCTTGTCCAATAGTAATGTTAAAGTAATGACAACCTATATTGTTTAAGGATATTCATGTTAAAACTAACTAAACGCTATAGAAAAACCTATACAGGCGAAGATATTATTGTTGAAAGAACGTTAGATAAAGGCACCTGGAGTCAGGTAACTGAAACAGTGCCAAATGCAGTTATCAACAGTCAAATATCAAACCAAGCAGTGGTATTAGGCAACGGCACTAGTAGATTAGACATGGATCTAAGACCAATTAAAAATCATAGAGGCGGTCTTCTTGGATCAAAAGCCCTACAAACTTATGGCTGTAATGCTTTGTATAGAGATTTTACTCCTGATTTTTTAGTTGCAAGTGGTAATGACATAGTAAACGAAATAGCAAGTACAAGTTATCCAACAGATAATATTGTATATACTAGTTCATTAAACATGCTAGCACATCCTAATAAATTTTATCTTGTTCCACATGATCCCTATGCTGATGCCGGAACAACTGCGGCCTATATTGCTTGTTTTGATGGCCACAAAAAGATTTTTCTACTAGGCTTCGATGGTCAAGAACCAGCAAATTACAACAACAATGTTTATGCTGATACTAACGCCTATGATAGCAAAACTACTCAAGTAAATCCTGACAAATGGCATGCTAATATGAAACAATTGATGCAGGTATATAATGATGTGGATTTTGTATTAGTACACAAGCACAAAGGTTATTCAATTCCAAATGCATGGAAAGGCATTACAAATCTTAGACAGTCAAACCACCGTGAATTTATTATAGAAGCAGATTTATAATATCTGCTCTAGAACTCGAATCTTAGCCACAATTTCATCAAAATTAACTGTACGCCAGACTCCAGGATGTAAAGGTCTTGGATAATCTTCTAGTGCTACCCAACAATATCCGCGATGTTCTTTGTTTAATACAGGAATAAATTCCTCTGCTACAGGAATAAGAAAAGTGTGATAGGAAAAGTTGTTGTTTTCTGTGGTAAATTTTTCTATAGGTATTACTTTAACGCTGTCAAGATTAATAGATAATTCTTCTTGTATCTCTCTACAAAGACTATCTAACAATAGTTCACCAGATTCAATCATGCCGCCTGCTAGTCCCCAAGTACCAGCATACTTGCTAGAATTTCTTAGTAAAAAAAGATATCTATGTGTAGATACACTATAGATGAAAGCACCAACACCTTCTAAAGAACGAGAGTCCATTCCCCGTTTTTGTATTCGCCTTCCCAGCTTTTCACCCACTGATTGAGATTCCATTTATATTGAGTTCCAGTATTAAGATTACTTACATATTGTACATTAGTTGCGTTTGCACTGTCAAATGCCACGGTCCAATGAGTGCCATTATATTCAATAATGTCATTGGCATGAGCTACTAAATCTGATCCATCGGACCCCCTCCACGCCACAGGTCCATCGCCTGCAGGACTATCCCAACTACCAATATCATGTAAAATTAAATATCTTGTGCCATTGGTAGCAGATTGTGCAAGTGCTACCGCAGTATCTTTTTTAGGGTCAATGATAGCGCCTATAGGATCTAATGTGTTTGATGGATATGTGTCTATGTCAGCATTGAAAATTAATAGAGTATCATCAGTAGGATGATAACTTACTGTACCAACTGTTTCGGTATAGCCGTCACTGTTTAATAAACGAATCTGACTGATGCCGTTTTGTATTACACCATAGACATTTATTAAAGCAGGCCAACTGTCGGCAGTACCAACTTTAGTAGGTGTTTCTAATGTAGGTTCTCTAGGATCTTCAACATCTTGAACTTTTAATAAACGTAAACTGTTACCAATTAATAGTACACCATAATCCATGGGTGTAAAATATTGTTTATTGCCTAGTAGGTTAGTGCCGTCATAAACAGCATTATCTAAATCACCATTACCGTCATGTATGCTGGCAATAATTTTTTGTATGACACCTAGTTGTTTTACCTTGGCTGGAGCTGAAATCCAAATTGGTAACTTGAAAGCCAATGTAGCTACGTCAATAGGACTATCTGTACCAACAGGCACACTTCTTGATGTCCAGGTGGGAGAATCTAAAAATATACTGCTAAGACTAGTCCAGTCGATATAGTTATCTGTACTTTGAATTTCTAATGCTGGATTAAACAATATAATTAATTGTTCTAGAAGTTGCAGTTTTTGCTCGGTGTTTGATGTCCATATATCAACTTTAAGTTCTAGTGTGTAAGGCACAGGCATCAGTCTTTCTATGGTAAAAGCATTACCTTGCGTAGCTTCATATTCGCCGGATTCTTCATTGAATGCACGTTGACGTATGTGCATCTTGCCAATAAAGTTAGGTTCTTGTACACGATCCCTATCGTAGGTTAATCCATTAATGTATACCGCCATAGCAGGTACAGACGGCATGGTATTTTCTGTATTGCCTTGTAGTATGGCCATGACCTGTCTACTACTATCTCCGTAAAAAACAGGCACACGTTGATAAGTTACTGACCCTTGACGGTCTTTACCAAATTCAACTTGAAATCCACTGAGTATACGAATAAACTGTTGGATAAATCTTCGTATCTGTCCATCATAGAAAAAACTCTGCATGTTAATTGTCCGCCGAAGGTCTTAATGCATCACTTAAACTTTGTCTTTCAGTGAGTGCTTGTTCATAAATTGTATATTCTAATACATCATTGTTGGATAATGTATTGCTGACAGTAAATGATAAATTGCCACTGGTATTGGCTTTGGTATTGTTTATAATAGTATCATTAAGTTTGGTTTTTATTCGATATGACGCATCGTATACAGTTTTAGTAACCACAGTTTTTGTGCTTAATGTAAATGACAATGTGTGTGCATTTGCTATTGGAGTATAACTGCTGGAAATTCGAATAGCGTCCCAGGCTAGTGCACCTGTGTATCTTACACCGCTGTTATTAACAAATGAACTACGTTGAGTAGTGTTAGTTGGTCCTGGAGTTAGATTAGTACGCACAGAGTCCTCAATTTTAACCCAACGACGTCCGTCATAGCGGAATAATCTATTAGGAATATAATCTAAACGTAAATAAAAATCACCAACTGTTGGAGTACCAGGGAAACTAATACCTGCTTGTACTGTGTGCCCATTAGGTAGTGCACCATCGCCAGTTAGGTAACCTTCTATTTTCTTAGGAGTGTTTGTTATACCGGTTGTAGTATCGCTACCACTTTCGCTGGCATCTTCTGACACAGTGCTGGCATCTAAACTTTCAGGACCTGCAGGATAACCAGTTTCAGTAACAGGCACGGTATATAATGAGCTAGTATCATATCCACTAGCAGGAACCTCTGCTTCAGCCTGCGCTACTATAGCATCATTGACGCTAATAAATTTATTATAGGTACTGAGAATTTCTCCAAGGGTGTTGTCTTGCCCGTCAATAGTACCATCATCATTTGTATCGCCTGCAGAAATTTGATTGAGTATATCTTTATATTCTTGACTGTCTACTAGAGGCTGTATTTTAACACGCCATAAATGTGGCCACCAAGTTGGGCTAAATCCTTCTGCAGATTTAGTTGCATCTTGAACTACGTAAAAACGTTTGAGTGCGACCGAAAGATCTTCATTTAATGGATAGTAATCTTTGAGATGAGGCAATTCAATTACGTCACCAATCATGAGTTTACGGCCCATATTCTCAACCATTTCATTAAGATGCACAGTTAAGAATAATGTATCACCGGTTAAAAATAAACCAAATTGTGTAAGGTCAAAATCGTTATCATTTAAACGATACATACCTCTTAATACATAGATGTCTGGATCATATTTTCTATCTCGATTTTCTAAGAATAAAAGATCCTGTATATTAAATGGACTATCGCTAGCATAGCTAGGTTGGGTTAAATCTGTATAGAATTTTAATTGTGTGCCTGCCGTAACGGCAACGGTGGTCGATACATTTAAGTTAATTGTGGTAGATGTTTTTGTAGCTACAAATGCGCCGTCAGGTATGCCAGTGCCCACGACATACATGCCTAACTGCAAAGATGCAGTGTTAGAAAATACTAATTCTGTCCCAGCAGATGCCTGTGCAGAAGAAATAGATAGAGTAAAACTCTGATCTAGTGCACCAATATATTTGTGAACATGTATGTCTGTTCCACCAACTGTAAATTGTTCTCTGATATTGTTGTCAAAAAACTTATAATCGTTGGTATGATTTGGTCGCCAAAGGCTTAAACGAGGCATTACTGTATCCTATATTATCTTAGTATTTATCTGCATTGACAGACCTTTGGAAAGTATGTTACAATTAATCATGACTGAAATTACTACAAGTTTAGATTGGGACAAAGTTAG